TATGCTTGAAGCAATAGTTCTAGGTGCAGGAGTAGAACCAACTATAGTCCGAGGTGTTTCAGTTGAAGCACCTGATGCTAAGTCTTGTAATTGACTAGCCTGGCTATAAGTTCCGCCTGTAGCGTTCTGAATCTTTGCATCTCTTTGTAATTTTTTTACACGTTCAGTCACTTTGTTGGAGTTATTCAAATCAACACGTTTGGCATCTGCGCCAACTCCGCTTATAACTTCTCTCACCATAATATCTCCTATTTAGTAAACTGTGTTTTTACATTAACTGGTCCACCGCACCAGATGTTATATTGAATTGCAACATTAACTGCTTTTTTAGCGGCAGATGACGCTTTAGCGTGGGTCTTAGTTTCATTATCCATTACTGCTAGAGCACCAAGTGCTATGGAACCACCAGAACCTATACCGTATAAACCTTTATCATCACGCATATACCCATAATCATCACTAACTTGGTATATTTTTCCATTAAAACAAATTAAAGCATCCCAACCAGCATCTTCATCTTTGTTATTCTTAGGATTTGGGTCATATCCTGCTTCTGTAAGTACTTGTCTTATAGAGGGAAGTACTCTAATCATCATACTTTAACTATCTTGTCGCATCCCTTGGCTACATAAGGTTTATCTGTATACGTAGTCATTGAGTCTGCTGCTAAGACAGCCCAACCTTTACCTTGAATCCCTACAATTGCAGTCATTGTCCCCTACTTACCTAAGTTATCTTTGTAAACCTGCCAATATACTCATCAAATCTGGTGCACCTTGTTGTGGGGTTCCACCAGAAGCGGATCCAGGAGTGGCTGGGGACAGGGGAGCCTGCTCTACTGGGGCTTGTGAACCTGGTGGAACCGTTCCTGCCTGCGCTTGTGCCATGGCCTGTTCCTGCGGAGTAGGTGCAGGAGGCGTGAATACGGCTAGCGCAGCATTCTCTATGCTCTCCCCGTTGCGTGTACGTGAGATCACGTCAGCAATATTCTTAATCATAGGTGATGGGTCTTGCCCTTGGGCCGCCATAGCAGGAATTGCTTGCGCAGTTGCTGTGATAGCAGCGGTCAAGTTAGAACGCATCTTTTCAATTTCAATTCGTTGTTCTTCCAAAGTAACGTTAACGGACCAAGGAAGTTCTCTACGAATGAAATCTTTAGATACTAGTTCAGCACCGAGTGCTTGAAGTGAGAAAATTAGAGCGCGAGATGGGTCAAGACCAGCCATCAATCCATAGCGTACTTCAATTGAAGAGTCGCCCTTGATGTCTTTGCTTGGTATGTACTTTAACTCGTACGGAGTACCCTGTGCGACACCTCTAACTGATTTCTCTGTGTCAAATACTATTTGGTCAACTTCAAAGCAAGTCTTTAATACTTCTTCAAAAGTTTCCGCTAGTATAGTTTGTCCAGCCTTGATTTGTGAATCAAAGGCACCTAGTAGAGCCTGAACACCTTGACCAGTGATAACACTAGCGTCAATAGTTCCAGATCTACCTTCAGGATAACGAGCACCTAAGCGCATTTCTGACTGAAGTGCCGCTTGCTCCTGAAAAGCAGCGTTTGGTATATCGAGTCTAACTCGACCAACGGATTGCGGTTGGGATGTACGAATAATCGCATCAGGTCCCATAGGCAAATCTATTACATCGTTAGGAACAACTAGAGGTGCTTGAATAGCCTTCTCTGCTGCTTCCATACCTAAATTAGCAAAACGTGCTCTTGCTAACTGTACATATAAAACATCATCAAACTGTCCACGTGGTTCATCATCAATACCAGGTTTACGAGCAATAAATGTAAGCATCTTGCCTACTGGATTCTTTGCTGCGTTTAATACTAAGTTACCACGGCTAGGTACGTATAGAATGATATCGTTCTTATCAGAATAGCGAATCATTTCTACAACAGAGTTAGTATTTTGATTATAACCTAGTTGACCAAGTATCTCACCAGAATACTCAGGGTATTCATTTGCTAACTCTCCAAGAGTTTTCATATAGCGTTTAGCGTATGATATACAACGGCCAAACCTATCAAACTCAGGATACGCACCAATTGGGTCTTCTACTCTAATACGAGGAAGTTGTGTTTCCCAATCTAACTCAACATGGATAGGTAAAAAGCCATAAGTGAAATACCAGTCTGCGCCCCAGTACATTTGTGATTGTAGACGTGATTGGTAAACATAGTTATTAGCAATCATTCCACGCTTATCAGCAAAGGCTCTAGCACGATCTGATGTAGTATTAGTTGTTGAGCAATTAAAAGATGGAAGTGGAGCAAGTACTTCTGCAAGATCACGGGCTGCTACATCTACGAAGTTAGCAACCATCGCTGAGTTCATTCCCTCAGGGAATAGATCAGGGAATACCTCTGTCATCCTACCCTTACGGACTGCAAGGATATCGGACATACGAGCATCTCTAGATGCGTGGCGTAATTTTAGATTATCGACACGTTGAGCGATAGCCTCAATATTAACTGACATTAGTTTCCTATTCGTACGAAGACATCTCGTAGTCGTTTACATTTACAGTAAATCGATTATCGAGTTGTTTGCGAGTTGCCCATCTATTTTTAACATGGGTTTGATTAATATTTCCATTATTTACTATTTCACGGGCTCTTAGTTCACAGAACCATAAAGCCATCACGCAGTCTGTAGGACCACGAGTATCAGGTTTCCAAGTAATCAATTGCTGTATTAAAGCCTTAATACCCTCAGAGCCTTCCTGAGAAGGAAGTTCTATTAGGTTATTATCTTGATGCAGGTTATTTCGCATAGTGCCAAATAGACCAGACATTGCGGCTACACCAAAAGATGTGTCCCACTTGTTCTTACCTGTGAATTGACTTGAGAATCTAATGCCTCTTGAGGCTAAATATGAGTTTAGATCTGCGTCTAAGGCGTAAGCCTTCTGATGTGCATTAGTCTCAATTCTTAGTTCTTGAGGATTGTACTTTACGCACCAGTCCTCAATTAACTCTTGTATCTTTGCAGGTGTTGGATCTTTCATATTCTCAACATCTAGTATGTACCGTTTACGTGTCATACGATCCACGGTCATAACTACTGCTGCAGTTCTACCACTCATCGCTGGGTCTAAGCCCATGATGGTGTAATACGAACCTGCTTCTTTAGGATGTCCTGGTACCCCTGGTTTTAGAGGGCCCCTCTTACGCATCCCATTGATGGAGCCTTGTATACAGCCAGGTGGAAAGATAGAGTCTTCTTGTATGTCTTGCTGTTGATAAACCAAAGCCCAGGCAGAGGCTGAAACTTCACTTCGGCGCCTAAATAGCGCGGGGCCATTCCATTTTGGGTAGAGCCCATTTTCATCAGGTATTACCTCTTCCTCGGAACCTTCCCATGGTATATGGGACTTGGGCCATAATGTAACCCAGTCTTCAGGGTCATCTGCAAATTCAAGTACTGCTGGCATGTTCATATAGGTGAAGGGTGTCTTACCACTAGACCAATGCTCAGGATTACGTATCTCTCGATAGAGATCATTTGCTGCGATACGTGTTCCTACAATAAGTAACTTACCAGCATCACCAAGACGAGTAATAACTTCTCGCTGTAGCCAGAGTAATTGCTTCTCCCACTCATGAGCGTTGGTAGTAGTCACAACGTCATCAAGGATAATTAGATCTGAACGAGCACCAGTGATCTGACCACCAATACCTAGAGCCTGTACAGTAGGATCTTTTTCGGTAGAGTCACGAGCCACATAGATGCGGTCAGCCTTCCAAGAGTCTGAGTCCTCTTTCCAACCACCAGCGCTTCCATAGATGGCTTGCATCTTGGACCAGCGCTCATGGTTGAGGCGTTGCTTGATAGAGTATAAATACTCCTTGGCACGCTCTTGGGTTTTGGAGACAATAGTAATTTTAACATTCGGATTCATCGCAATCCGATATACACAGTAGTTGACTGTGATGACTGTAGACTTAGCATGCTCAGGTGGCACGTTAATTAGTAGACGCTTAGCAGAGGCTGGTTCATAGACCATCACATCATGCAGCCAAGAAGGTACCCGACCTTCAAGGATATCAATCCAGTTCTGGTGGTGGGGGAAGATTGGGCTATCTAGGAACTCCCTTGAGAACTCCTCAAAGCCAATCTTAAACTTAGCATCACCTGAGACAATGGAGAGAGCCTTCTGGCCTTCATCCTTTGCCTTCTCTAGTTCAGTCATGAACTTAGAGTCTTTCTTCCAGTCTTTCAGGACATCTGGTTTTCTGCCAGCCCTGATAATAGCATCTTGAATAGATAGACCTTGCCTTGCAAGATCAATAACCTTAGCCTTGGCCTCACGGAGTGCTATAACGCTATGGTGTTCAACGCCCTCTTTAAACCCCATATATAACCTCCATAAAGATCCCCCTTCGTTCGGCGCCTCTAGGCGCCTCACTACCCCCTAAACGAGGAGCGCAATAAGCGCTCCGAGAAACTCGCTATTTA